GAAGAAAGAAAAGCAAATGGCGTCGGCGGAAGGCCCGCATCTAAGAAAAAAGTAATTAAGGAATCCGATTGGAAGGAATATTACGGTAGTTCTGAGAAGATGAAAACTCTTGTTAATGGTGGTGAACCAGCTGATTTCGATCGGACTATATTACAATTTGTATCAACTAAAAAGTTATTAACTTACTATGAAGCCGAGTTGCTTTTTAGAAAGGATGTATTGAACGATGATACCTATATAAACGACAACATACTCACTAAATTCTATAGAAAAGATTTTAGTAATTAATAGAGCTGAATCCGTCCACCTTTTTAATTTCAATTAGATTATCAATGATATCTCGCATTACATCTAAATGGGATATTACCATAATAAAATCAAATTGACCTTTTAGATAATCGAATAACCAAGCCAAGTTATTAATATTATTGGAATCCAACGAACCCATTCCTTCATCAATCACAAGGAAATTAGAACGAGGCAGGTGGCATATATTCATAAGAGCAACTCGAATTGAAAGTCCAGATATAAATCTTTCCATTCCAGAGCACATTTCTAGCGGCCATTGATCATCTTCATATACTATCTTGCCGTTGATATTCTTTCCATCCATTTCCAATACCATTCCGAAATCAACAACTTGTTGCAGAATGTTATTCACTTCACCTTCAACGACTGGCAATGCCTTTGTAATAAGTTCATATGGGATACCATCTCGTTTAACTGCGGCAAGATAATACTCATATGTTTTATATGTGTTTTCAAGCGACAGTAATAAATTCAATTCAGTATTACACATATCCAAATTAGATTGAGTATTAGCAACGTCTCCATTGATACTCAATAGCTCTTTATTCATTTTATCAATATTAGATGAAACTGAGTCAAGTATAACATCAATTTCGGCAATTTCAACATTGAGTTTCTTATTTTGTTTGATGGATGCTTCAAGTTGATAGTATTCGGTTATAGACGCGATCGTTTCTTTAAGCTGCGTGGAGTATCTCTGTGTGTTACCCTTCCGTTCAGCAACACTCCTTTCCGCTTTAGCCAAATCAATTCGTACTCCTGATATATCAGCAAGTAGTCGAGTGTATGCCAACCAATCACCTTCAACCAATGGCTTGCTCTTGATTTTATTATTTAAATCAATCGATATTTTCAACAATTTATCAATTTCAGACGCATTGTCTTTCAGCTCTCTTTTAATTACAATCGAACTGCTATCCAACTTATCGGCATTATCAACGCAGTATGTACAGTTAATGTCATATTCCAATTCTCCATATTCGTACAATTGTTCTGATTTTCTTTCTATTTCATTTTTAATTGTTTCAATTTCAACCATTAATTCGGCATCTCTGGTTTGCATGTCTGACCATACCTTATATTCTGCTCTTATATCGGCTTTTTCATATTTGCTTATATTATCTGATATTATTTTAAGCGATGCTTTCTTTTCTTTTATCTTTAATGTAAGATCAGTAATGTCCAACTCAATTGTTTTGATTTTATCGGATAGCATCACCTTTACGTTTTCAAGATGAACTATATCAGTAATTGCAGGATTTATTTTAATAATATCCTTAACCAATTTCAACTTAGTATTAGTTGCTCTTTTATGTTCTCTTTTAAGCACAGACAGTTCAGATTCTTTGCTCTTATATAGTTTAGTGTATTTACTTAAATTGGATTCAAGTAATACTAACTTCGTATCATATTCAACCGACTTCAGCTTTTTGATTTGTAAACTAACGTCTTTGATATTCTCAGATGCTATATTATACAATTTATCAAATATATCAATACCCATAAACTGAGCAAGTAAATCTTTTCGCTCTGATTGTGATTTATCTATGAATATTGCATTTTTGTCTTGTAGAGATAATGTGGTAAGTACGAAATCTTCATACGAGCCGATATACTGTCGAATCATATCATTCGTCCCACGTCGATGTTCTCCATTTAAACTTATTTCTTCACCATCAACTTCTTTCCAAAATGCAACATCGACCTTTACGTTTCCAGCCTTTTGAAGCTTGGCAGTTCTTATTATGAAATAATCAACACCGCCTATCTCAAGTTCAAGTTTACATTCAAATGCAAACTTTTTATTGTTCATAACATGAGATGCTTTGAATGCTCTACTGCACTTATCAAAAATACAAAATGATATGGAATCAAACAAGGAGCTTTTCCCCGATGCGTTGGGCGCGAACATTCCATATATTCCTTTCATGTCCGTAAAATCTATTGTATTCTTTTCTCCATATGAAAACATATTTGAAAATGCAAATTTCTTTGGTTTCCAGTTTACGTTTTTCGCTATAGTATTTTCATCCAATTGTGAATTTAAATCACGATTAATGGCATATATATCTTCTATAATATCAATATCAGCGTATAAGTGCCGAGTGAGATAATCCTTTATTAGAGCATTTTGATGTTCGATGTCGGTGACGTCGCCAAAGTTCAGCGCATTATTTCTATCACCTGAATTGATTCGAGACATGGTATCCATTCTAGTGACGGTAAACTCCTTCACCTTATAGCGTTTTCTAACAGTAGCCAATGCTCTTTTTAATAGAGCGGCTGGGGTGTTTGTAACCCGGATTCTAAGTCTTGGGTTTTTAGGCATATCACTTACAATTGGAACTACTCCATTATTGATTTCCAATGTATAGTATCCCCATTCGTTTTTGATATCAATAAATTGGCAATTAGATACTTCACCATTCATTGTAATATCCCATTCAACAAAACCATGCCCCGCCAGCGCTTCTCCATGATTCTGCTGGATTAGTGATCCAGCATAAACAATCATCATATCATCAGCGGTATCGACGATTTGTCTTTTATGTATATCGCCGCACATTACAATTTTACACCCGGCGAACGAATTTACAGTAATAGAATTATTCGTTACAGTATACCCAATGTCCGTTCTGGAAGAATGAATAGGTCCGTGAAACAATCCGATATTATAATCGGTTGAATTGGTCATATCAGGCCAGTTTTCCTTATCTTCAAAAATGCCATAATGTACAAAATTCACATTCGCTGTTTTGTAGATCCCTGAATTCTTGAGGTATATAATTCTGTCATTGTTTATGTTTTCTACAATTGGAGATAACACATCCATTCGATATGAATTATTAAGATTGGCATCGTGATTTCCTGGTATAACAAACGTTGGGCATAATTCAGCGCATCTATTGAAAAATTTGGATATCATACTTACTAACTCAGGGCTCATTTCAGTTTTAGCGTGTGCAATATCACCTGCAAGAAAAATGACAGAATTTGGAGTCTTACGTTTTTCTATTTCGACGTACAATGACTCGAATACTTCTCGGTATTCGGCATGCCGCTTCAAATTTCTCACGTGTATATCGGCGACGTGAAAGACCTTATCAATGTATTCAAGGCCGGTATTAATTTCATTAACCATATAGTTTTTCTCTAATCAATTCGGAAAATCCAAATTTGTCTGATTTTTCTGCTAGTGCATTGTAGGTTTCAAATCCAATCTCCGACGGATCTTTTCCCTCTAGGCTTATAAGTTTTACATTTACTCCCTCTTTCATATACCGATTCGCTATCCAAAGAGCTTCTTTTTTGGCATCGGTATCAAGGGCAATGGTTATATTTTTAACATTTTCCATCATTAATTTTTCATGCAATTTGATTGGTATGTTTTTACCCAATAGTGGTATGGCATTTCGCTTAATTGATATTGCATCGAAAACACCTTCGCATATCGTAATTTCTTCATGCCAGTTTATTTGTAAATCAAATCCTATAATGTTTTTTGAGATAGGAGGATTTTTATACTTAAACGTTTCATATGGGTAATATGACCTTGCAATGAAGTAGTTCAACATTTTATTCGATGAATATGACGGTATTATTATTCGTCCTCTATACATACCATCTGAACAAAACCCGATGTTATACTTAACAATATCTTCATATAAAATATTCCTACGTCTTAGATAGGCAGAAGCTAAATTATAATCTATATCCTTTGAAATGGAATGTAATGGGATGAATTCTCTCGGCAGGAGTATTAATGGTTCTTCATCTTCATCCAGAACAGATGAATCGTATTTAACATTTCCCAAGTACTTGGATAGGGTATCCAACATTGTCTTGGGTGCATTAAGCTTCTTAACAAGAAAATATAAACTTCGACCTTTCGCCGCACACGTCCAACAATTCCATTTCTGAGATGCAATATTTAACTGTAACTTAGGTTTGTGGTGGTGACACCATGGGCAATTAAACTTATATTCATTCTTAATTTGTGTCGCATGCCCCAGCACCGATTGGAGAATTTCCAATATCCTTGTTTCATTATAGTCGCTCATTTGCCGTCTACTAGCAGTAATCTTCCATCCGACGGCTTCCACGATCGGCATTGTTTTTTAATGAGATTTTCTACCAACTTTCCCATTTTATATCCATATTCATCACAATGCTCTTTCAGTAACGTATGTGTGTCGTCATCTATTTTTATATTTTTCATATCCATATTCAATCTATTTCATATAAATATACCGTTATGGTACTTTTATATTCGTTTTAGTACCATATTCATTTAATATTAACATTGTGGATATTTACTATTAAAGATATGAGATTCTAATATGTCAAAAATAAAACAACAAACGGAATTCCAAGGGCTCGGTGGATATGATGTATTAGTGAATGATACATTACAATCCTCGTTTTATTTCAACATAACAGAACTCGGAGACACATTAACAGGTGGAAAAAATGGGTTTCTGATAGCTGGATCTAAACATCTCAAACAAAATACAAATGTCAAAGTTGAAATACTTGATGGAGACGGTCAAGTTGTATATTCCGAAATAGCGGATGGTAGGCCAGAATATTACGAGGGAATATCAAAAGTAATATCAGCTTGGATTTATAATGATACCCCAATTGGTGTCGGCTCAATTTCCATATTGGGTGAACTTGAAACGTTTGTGGATTCCACTGGTACAGCTCGTGCCATACCGACGGAATGGGAAGGAATATATAATGTTAGATGGACTAAAAACATCCAAATAAATAGATTACTTCCAAATGAAACTCGAGTCAGATTTTTCAGAAAACCAACAATCGCAGTAACTGAAATAATTAGGACGATACGAGAGCGGGATACGTATTCAAACACTCAACAAGGAACATTGGACGGTATAGCTATCGATCCGGATGTGGGAAAGGATTGGTATCGTTTCAGAGGGAATACTGTATATCGATTGAAACTACAATCTGGTTCTTGGGATAGGATAATAGAAGATAATGGCAGCATTACTGTGACTGGGCTGAACCAGTCATATTCTACCACTGTAAAGAAAATATTAAATTCGTCTACTGTTTTAGCTACTACTCCATACTTCGTAACAAGTTCGAATTCTCCAACGTCGACCGCATATGAACAATCCATAACTAATATAGTAAGTGGAAGCTATACCGCATCATTTACATCTGAATCGTTTTCGGGGCCGAATATAGCATCATCATCTCTTGCTGATATTACGATTTCAAATTTAGAAACATTTGCCGGCGACGTTCATCGAATTAAGTTATTCAGAAAAATTATCGGTGGGGATGTAAATACCGACTATACAATAATACAAGATAGTATCATTGAAGCTAATGAACTATTAAGAGATAATAGTAAAACAGGCATTGATTCGAGAACCGGAGTATTTAATACATCATCGGATATTTCAAATTATTGGACAACATCATCTGTAAATTTATCTGCTAATATAAATAATTCCACACTATTCCAATCAGTACATCTTAGCGGCTCATTATATGGCTCAACTGGGCATGCATTTTATTCAAATAACCAAAATACATTTGTAGACGGTTCTGAATATCAGCTTAAGTTTTCTACAATTGGAAGTGGATCTGACGCCTATATGGACGTATATATGTCGGGTTCATCATTTAATAACTCATCTGGTTCGGTTGTATTTCCAGATGATGGTTATGGAAAATTAATAGGTTCCATTTCTACAGAAAAAACCCGCGTGTTTGTGGATTTTGAGGACAATTTTGTTCCTGACCAGGATGGCGCCGGCGTTGTAAATTTTGTGGTGAAAGGCGGGCAATTTTATATAGGAGATATTTCTCTTATAGAATTCTTTGAATCAAGTTTTAGTCCAAATGAATTTAATACAGTAATTGAAAATCCATCAATAATCACACAGCAAACCTATCAATTCAAAGCTGAATTCTTTGACATAAATTCAAATAAAATCCCGGTAGATATTATATCCGAAAAGGTGAAGTTTGTCGGTAATGCTTTATTAACGAGTGCTAGTATAGCATTGGATTTGGCTAATAAAATAGATATACAAGGAGCCGCGGCGGATATAACAACATATAGCGGTAGTATTGCCGCCGGATCGGTTGGGGGCTGGTCGGTAACATCCACAAATATATCAACTGGAACCCCAGTCGCCGATAATACATATACAGCCGCCGGCGCAATTACACTTGGTGCTGGTTACATTGGAGCTAATAAATTTAAAATAGCCGCTTCAGGCGCAGCTACCTTCAAAGGAACGCTATCTGCTCCTGATGGTAATTTGGGTGGCTGGACTGTAAATGCATTAACTCTTTCAACTGGAATCGCAGTAGCAGATAATACGTATACAGCCGCTGGCGCGATTACGCTTGGTGCTGGTTACATTGGGGCAAAGGAATTCAAGATAGCATCCGATGGCACAGCGACTTTTAAGGGAACGCTGTCTGCAGCCGGTGGAACATTCTCTGGTGACATATCCGCCGCAGGTGGAAACTTCACAGGTGGAATAGATGCGACATATATAAACGTCACATCCGGTTCAATAGGTGGATGGGTACTTGACGCAACGACACTAGTTGGTGGTTCAACCACTCTTAATTCAAATGGAACTATCACAACTAGCGCACTGTCGGCATCTGGCGCGAATTTAACATCCGCTGACATAACGGGTGTGGTCACTACAGGCAACATCACGGCTACAGGTGGTTCAATAGGTGGATGGGTACTTGACGCAACGACACTAGTTGGTGGTTCAACCACTCTTAATTCAAATGGAACTATCACAACTAGCGCACTGTCGGCATCTGGCGCGAATTTAACATCCGCTGACATAACGGGTGTGGTCACTACAGGCAACATCACGGCTACAGGTGGTACAATAGGCGGATGGAATTTAAGTACTACTACACTAACGAGTAATAACGTTGAGATAAGCAATGCGGGTAAAATCCGAATGGGCCCAAGTGGCGGGCCAACAAGCAGTGCAGTTGGTCAAGAATTAGCTGGTGTTTATATGGACGGAACTGGAGCCTTCTTTGTTTCAGATGGTGGCATTGGATCTGCCGAAGGATATATGAAATTTGATGCGTCATCTAGTACATTTGAATTACAGACGGCTACGGGTGCGCTTACATTTAAGTCCGACGGAACAGTTGCTTCACCAGATTACCTAATTGAAAGAAGCAGATTGTTTGGCTCTGGCACAGATGGGGACGCAACATTAACTACGGGTACAAACCAAAGTACAATTGCGTCAACCTATGATTCACACAATAGCACCGCAAACTTATGGTTATTGATTAGAGACGCATATACTGACGATTTAACAATCAACAGTAGTGTAACTCTCGATACAAATGGATATAGACTATTTGTAAAAGGAACCCTAACCAACAACGGAACAATTAGAAATAACGGTTCCTCTGGTGGCAACGGGTCAGGCAGAGCGACAGTAGGGTCAGCTGGTGCTGGTGGAACTGGATCTACACTAAATGCCGGAACCTCAGGAGTTGTGGGTGGAGCAGGTGGATTCGGTAATGACGGAGACGGCGCAGCAGGTGGAGGTTCTGGTGGTAGTGGTGGAATAATACTTATTTCAGCTAGAATTATAGTTAATAATGGTACTATTGAATCAACCGGAGGTGCTGGTGGTAATGGCGCGAATGGCGTAACGTCTGGAGCATAAAACAGGAGAATAAAAATGGCATTTTTAGCAGGCGCAGCAGGTGGATTGGGAGCAGCAGGTAGTACTGGAGTAGCTGTTTCACGATTAGATGTGATAGATCCTCACATAGTAATTATGATGAGGGATGTAATGGACGGGTCTGAATCAGCAGTCAAACTAAAGGTATCGGGCGCGGCTGGATCAGGTGGTGGTGGTGGTGGAATATCCCTCGACGGAAGTGGAAATTCAGCCCCCGGATCTACTCCAGCAGCAGGAGCTACGGTTAATTCTTGTATAGTTACCAACTCTGCCGTTGCTGGCGGACAGGGAGCAGCTGGCGATGGGACAGGTGTATCGGCATCCAGCGGTGCTGGTGGAGGCGGCTCAGGTGGAAACGGTGGAGCGATTGTTATTATAACCACAAGTACTAGTGTGGGTACTACTAATGTAACTGGAGGATCGCTTGGAAGCAGGGGGAGTATGGGGTCATTTACAAATAGTGCCTCCAACGGAAGTGCAGGGAATTCTGGCACGGTCATACACATCCAAATATAATCTATCAAGGAGCCGTATCGAACACGATCACCTGTACTAACCTATTCGTTGACGCTAGAGCCAAATCAGCGTAACAGGATCAATACGCTTAACGGGTTCAGGCAACAAGTCACGCATTAGACACGGTTTTTTCTCTCCACAGGTTATGGTTCGTTCGAGTCTACCGACCCGTATCCGGCGATTAGGATAGTTATTGCTAATAGGTATTTTTCCGTTTCCGTCCTTCTTATTGGTTGAGAACGTAATCTACTGTATGTAGTAAGATAAATGCAAACTAAATCCACAGTACCCAATGGCTGACATAAGAAAACGTGTAGCAGAGAAAACGGCACAGGCTATAACTATTACGCCAAACGTTTCTACGCTCGGCAAGACTATAAACGCATACGCTGTCAGCAGGGGCGAAACGGCGAACGGTACTGTTTCAGGTTCAATTCAAGTAGACCACGACGCAACTACAAACTTTGTATCTGGAGAGCATTTCACTCAAGCTAACATCACAACCGTTGGAACGGTAACAGCAGGAAGCGTAGCAGCAATTCTCCCAGCGGACATCCTTTCGGGTTCTATAAATAACAATAATTGGAGTGGAGTTGATCTATCAGTGGTCAATGGTGGAACGGGATTATCTTCTGTGACATCTAATGCCATTCTTAAAGGAAATGCGACAGGCGCTCTAGTAGTTTCAGGTGTAACAATTGATGCCAGTAATCAAATAACAGCCGCTGATTTTATTCTATCATCCGATATTAAATTGAAACGAAATGTTGAACCATTGAATAATTCATTGATTCATATTCAGCGATTAAATGGCATTCGTTATAATTTAAAAGGTGAGCCTAATTCTAGAAAACGCTTGGGTGTAATTGCTCAGGATGTTGAAGCGGTATATCCAGAAGCGGTAATATTAAAAGAAGATGGTTTCAAAGGAGTCTCATATAATCAATTGGTTCCTGTATTGCTTGAAGCAATTAAAGAACTGAATGTTAGGGTTGAATATTTAGAGGGTAAATTAGATGCCAGGTAAATTATCGGAATTAATGATAGAAACAGGATTCCCATTGGCAACTAGCTTTAATTTATTAGTCGTCGATTTAGGATTCACGGGTGGATCGATGTCTGATTTTAAATTCACAGGAATAGAATTTGCATCCACCGCGATCGGTATTCTGAAAATATTGTCTCCACAGTTAGCACCATCCGGATCAACTGATTTGTCTAGAACCGGCGCTGGTAGCAAGGCGTATACATGTGATACGAATGTATTAACCATTAATAAACAAAAAACATCAGGAACGGAAGATAATTTACGAATAGATGTCAACGGAACCACTATATTAACTCATATTGAATATGTCGATACGACTACATTGATTGGTACGGCTGACACTTATAAATTTGTGGGCGTTAATATTGGCGGTACAGGAACCGTTGATTATTCGGTAAGTTGTTCATATGCAGGAGACTTCAATGGAACTATAAATGGAAATACAACCACAATGACTGTTGATGACAGCGATGCAGGTGGAATTTAATATAAGTTAATTTATTAATGAATTATTCAATAATATAAATTCATATTCGAATTATACGATTAAAATCTATATTTATATATATTTATAATTAAAGTAAATAATACACGGTTATATTGAATGAAAAATAATTTGGTTTTAGATTGTATCCGAGATGGTGGGGCGATAAAACCCTTGCTGGTGAACAGTGATAGGACGAATGGACTTGGGTTGATGAATCCATCAATTTATATTGACAATGGAAAAATAATAGGGATCCTCAGACAAACTAACTATACATTCTACCATTCAGAACGGAAGTTATTCCAGCACCCGTACGGTCCGTTGTCGTATATTCACCCAGAAAATGATTTAAAATTAAGGACGTGGAACTGGTACTTTGAACTAGATTCTGAACTTAATATGACCAAATGTGTTCAAATAGATACGTCCAAATTTGATACGTATGAACCTCTTTGGGATTTTGTTGGCTTAGAAGATGCTCGTATTTTCAGATGGGGCGGGAAATTATATCACTCTGGAGTAAGAAGAGACACTACTCCCATCGGGCAGGGTAGGATGGAAATTTCTGAACTTAAAATATCTGGGCCAGCAGTATTTGAAATATCTAGAGTTCGTATAGAAACCCCAAATGATCCAGATTCATATTGTGAAAAAAACTGGATGCCTGTCATTGACAAGCCGAATCACTATATCAAATGGACGAACCCAACCGAATTAGTTAAAGTTGATATTTTAACTGGAAAATCTGAAACAATAGCAATAACAAATAAAGTTGATTTGCCTAGAGATTTACGAGGTGGTTCTCAGGTAATCCCATATAATGATGGGTATATTGCGATCACACATGAAGTTGATTTATTCAATAGTAGAGAAGGAAGAAAAGATGCGGTATACTATCATCGATTTATAATATGGGATGCGGAATGGAATATAATAAAATGTTCTGATGCGTTTCACCTTATGGATGCCGACGTTGAATTTTGTATCGGAATGGCTGAACTAGGAGATTCGTTTTTATTTACCTTCGGATTTCAGGATAACGCGGCGTTTGTACTAAAGGCTAAAAAGTCAACAATAGAAAATTTCATATTTAATACAGAAAACGATGGATAGAGCTTATATTATAAATTACTTACGTTCTAAAATAAATGCTAACGATTATCTAGAAATTGGATACGGCGATGGTGTATGTTTCAGCACGATAGAATGTAAAAACAAAACGGCGGTGGATCCATTTGTAACTGATACACTTGATGTGGTGACGTTAGAATCGGACGCTTTCTTTTTGAAAAATAAAAATACGTTTGATTTGATTTTTATCGATGGATTGCACCACTCAGACCAATTATATCGTGATATATCAAATTCATTAGATATATTAAACAAAGGTGGTTGGATAGCTATACATAATACGCTACCGTATACAAATCAGATGCAAGAAGTCCCATATCAAGGCGGGTTATGGACTGGTGATTGTTGGAAGGCGGTCGTTAGTGCCAGACAAACTATTCCTAATATAGATGTTTTTACAATAGACATTGATTACGGATTAACAATAATCAGAAAATCAGAAAATGATACTGATCTATTGGAACCAATTCTAGATATGAGTTATGACTCATTTTTGAAAAATAAGATCAAATGGTTAAACGTAATAAATATATTCGACTTTTATAGCATGTTTGCTGGTTCTAACCACACTCAGTTATTAGATCACTACATACATTACCCTCAATGCGATTTAATCAATTTCAACATGGGGGTATTTTATGAAAGCATTGGTCAGACCGCCGCGGCTATCTCATTTTATGTGCGATGTTCCGAGCGAACGAATGATGTTTTGTTACAATACGAATCAATGCTCAGAGCCGGGCTGTGTTTCGAAAAACAAGGAATACGAGACAATTCAGTTATAGGATTGTATCAGCACGCAGTTTCGTTACTACCGTGGAGACCCGAGGGGTATTTCCTATTAAGTAGATTCTATGAACATTCAACACGATGGTTTGACGGATATACTATGGCATCTATTGCCGAAAAGATGGTTAATTTTAATTCACATCCGCTTAGGACAAATGTGGAATATCCAGGACCATACGGAATATTGTTTGAAAAGGCGGTAGTATCATGGTGGTGCGGTCTATGCGCAGAATCTATAGACCTGTTTAAACATCTACTATTGAATTATAATCTATCTACAATACATCGTGAGTCGTGTATCACTAATTTACTTAGATTGGATGGTTCTTCGCTAACTAATGGATTTAAATTCGACGGTGTTAATCATGAGATATTAGAATCATACAAGCATTTGAATTTATATTATGATAGTTCACATGAAAACTTGAAAATAAAATTCGATGGATCCGATTTGATTAAACGAAACCACTCAGAAGCGTTTCAGGACATGTTTGTATTAACTGCGTTAGGTGGTAAGATGAATGGTAGTTATTTGGAAATAGGTGCTGGTTGTCCTGTTTTTGGAAACAATACGTATCTCCTTGAATCTGAATTTGATTGGAGTGGTATCTCGATTGATATTGTGCCGGATACAGTTGATACCTTTAATTTGAATAGAAAAAATAAGGCAATATTGGCCGATGCGTTGGAAGTTAATTATGAAGAACTATTAAATAAAAATAACTTACCGAATTCAATAGATTATTTACAACTGGATTGCGACCCACCTGAAGTCACATATAATATTTTATTGAGAATCCCATTTGATGTATATAAATTTGGTGTAATAACATTTGAACACGACAGCTATGCCGATCCATCCAGTCCATTCAAACGAAAATCAAGAAAGTATTTAAAGAAACTTGGATATGTTTTGGTTGTATCAAATGTGTCTCCCCGAGGTGATAATCCATTTGAAGATTGGTGGATACATCCTGATATCGTGGATGTTGATGTTTTAAAGAAGCTCGGTGATCTAACAAATGATAAAACAAAAGAATCCAATACTATATTTTTAAATAAATGATACCAACGATAGGAACTGCTATAATTAAAAATCCTCAATGGGTAACTCGATTGTATTACAGTATAGATTATCCAGTGGAAAACTTTATAATAATAAATAATAACCCAACAGGTGAACTATATCAACCGCTAGAGGATTTAAAGAAAATAAATCATTCATATGTTAAAAACTTACACATAGTACATCTTCCTGGTAATATTGGAGTTGGGGGTGCATGGAATCTTATTATAAAATCAAATCTAATGTCACCATATTGGATTATAACGAATGATGATATTGCGTTTTCTCCTGGGATGCTATCAACAATTGTCGAAAAAGCGAAAGATGATACCATTGGTATGATACACGGCAACGGTGGTGATTTTGGAATTGGTGGATATGATTTGTTTTTAATAAAAGATTGGGTTATTAAACAAGTAGGTATTTTTGATGAGAATCTGTACCCGGCATATTGTGAAGATGCTGATTATATTATGCGTACATATTTAGAAAAAATCAAGGTGGGGATTCTTGATGTGAAATATCCACACGGAACAGGATTTTCGGATGAATACTATCTACACGGGAGTCAAACTGGGAAAACATCAAAGAGCATTGGAGATCAATTGGATGCTATCAATTTGATAAATTTCGAATATATGACTGATAAGTGGGGCGCCGGGTGGAGAACAGTTTCGCCTTCTCTACATCCATTTAATAATCCTACGCTTCCTGTAACTCATACAACATTTGATATAGAGTATGCAAGAAGAAAATTTCTGAAAATATGATTGATCAATTAATAGCGACTGTTAATTGATCAAGTTCTTTTTTTAAGTCTTGTCTGGTAGTCTAGTAGTCGTCTTGCGAATACATATTTATTAAATTTGTTATAATCACATAATTATTACGAATCATTGGAATATTCACAGTAATGCGGAAAATCACTATTTGTTAGTAATGATATATTTATGATTATACCAAAAGAAATAAATTTCATATGAATAATTTTATCAGCGACATTACGCAAGGTGTGTCAAATTTAGTTGAATCTGTGATAACAGCCACAGAAAAGGCAACCGATTATATTGTAATTTATTCCGGGCGATTTCAGCCGTTTCATAAATCACATTATGAAACATATAAAAAACTAACAGCCAAATTCGGTAAGGATAAAGTTTTCATTGGTACGTCGAATAAAACAGATGCAAATTCGTCTCCATTTTCATTCAATGAAAAGAAGCGCATTATGACAAAAATGTTCGGTATAAGTGCAAAGTATATCGTCCAGTTGAAAAACCCATATAGACCCGATGAAATCACTAGTAAATTCAATGATAAGACTACAGCCTATATAGCAGTCGTTGGAGAAAAAGATGCGGCAAGATTGACTGGCAAGTTTTTCAAAGTATATAAAGACGGCATGCAATTGAATCCAATGGTGGATAATGGATATGTTTATATTGCTCCTCATATCACTAACGTATTCGCACTCCCAGGTGGAAAAAAAGATGTGACTGGAACAGTCGTTAGAAACGCTATTCGCACTGGAACGGAAGATGAACAAATAGCGGTATTGAAAATGCTATATCCAAAAATAGACAAATCCATTTTCGATTTAATCATCAAAGGAATAGCAGAGTGCATCACAGATGATGATATTGTACATTTTCTAGAATCAGTTGATATTGGTGAATTGCTTAAAGAATCAACGTCATCGGATTCCGCTGGAGCGACCCAATCCGTTGATGATGGACCTAGATATCATTATCCATCACATACAACATATCAACGCGTCACTTCAAGAAGAGCCGCTAAGATAGGGTATACGGTATTAGATTATATCATCAAGGGAGCAGGACCTCAAGGTGAAATGGCTCCTGATTATCCAGATGGGCCTGTGGATGCTATATCCTACTTACCAGCAGGAGTCGCGGGATTAAAAACACCAATGAATCAACAGGATTTGATTGGGTCGGAAGGCTGGAGTAAATGGTTCGACCATGTTACTAGATCGGCATCTCTTGTTGGGTATGAATTAGTAAAGACGAAGGAGGAAAGGCTTCGACAGGACAAAGAGCATAAACAATCCGCTATACAATCAAAGGCTGATAATAATAAACGATTCAATACAAACACAATGCCAGAGTCCACATTGGTTTTAATAAAAGCGGCATTAAACGAATACCAAGCAAAATCAGATATTTTAGAAATTGCATATGATATAAGTGATGAGCATAGAAACATAGTTGAACATCTAATCGATTTTACCTTTGAAGTATTAGGAATTACTCAATATCCAAATATTAGGCTAACAACGGAAAGGGAAGATATATCGACCACCGCGTATTATAATATCGAATCACATGATATAAAAATATACACAAAAAATAGAGCGTTGGCAGATGTACTACGCTCTATTGTACATGAAATTGTACACCACCAGCAAAATCTAGAAGGTAGGTTAGTTAGAAACGAAGATTCAAAATGGGCAATTGGAGAAACTGATCCATGGGAAACAGAAGCTCATGCAATGGCTGGGCATATTATAACCAAATTCAAACATATATCTGAAAAGAATATCTACTTGAATGAAGCAAGGACAAAGCAAGCAGTCGCTGGTGGGAAGGTTCAACGGTTTATAACTGGTCTTAATATTACACTCTTTGGAAAGAAATATAATGTAGTTGAGTTTGAACGACTATCCATCGATAATGGACAAAGGCTTGTTAGATTCAGAATCGATTCCCCAAGAGAAATAGCGGGTAAGGAAATATATGTATCATTCCAAGAGTTGCGGAGAGGTCGATTTATGGCAACTCCTATACCAAATGCGTTAGAAGAATTTACAAAAAGTGGGACAGTTAAAAGTACAGAATCTGGCAACAAAACATTACATCAATTAAATGAAAACACCAACGGCAATTATGATTACTCATGCTTAATGGTGGTTCACAAACATATCCCAGCAACAGCACTACCTGTATTGGATCCTGCTGATATTTACGACGAAGTTGGATATGGAATAGAAGATGATCCACATATTACAGTTTTATATGGAATACATCAAGAAATATCATTTGAACAAGTATTAGCGGCAATAGAACCAGTCGGTGAAATTAATGTGAAATTCACAGGTATTAGTATTTTTGAAAATGAAAAATACGATGTGCTGAAATATGATATAGAAAGCGAAGCGTTGCATACAATGAACGCAAAGCTAAGAAATTCAATACCATTTACGAATTCATATGATGAATATCATCCACATTCAACCATAGCATATTTGAAACCAGGAACGGGTAAAAAATACATCAGATTACTCGATGAGCCAATATCAACAATAGTAGATACATTATATTTCAGCACACCAGCTGGAAATAAATCGTTTCATCAATTAAATGAAAATCCAGATACAATCCATGCAGGGGGCTCAAATACTGCTGATATTGGCAGCCGAGATGCTAGGGCATTTGGTATGTTTAATGGTAAGGTATACATTGGCCAGCATCAATGGGAATATCATGATGATTTAGCTTTGTCATATCTTGGCAGAAAGTTAATCACTCAAGCACAATATGATAAATTACCAAAAAATAGATATATCTGGACATATCCTGGAAGATTATGGATTAATAAAAAACTAATTTCATTTTGGAAATACCCGAAAACAAAAGCGGAATTCTTGATACTTTTGAAAAAAATAGAAAAGGCAGCCAAAATTAAAATAATTGGCTCTGGTTGGAAGGTTGAAGTATATCCAGGATCTGATGAAGTAAACAACTTGACGAATGGCGCTAAATTAATCAGTACGGATACATATAGGGGAAGTAAAGACGCTGCTGGAATTAATACAGACCATGCCAAATCACCAATTGACAAGACAAAGAAAACTGTACCAAATAACATGGGCGCAAATAAATCTATTCCCGGAGCAAGAAAAGGCGAAACACCTGCCCAGACACGATATAGATTGAAATTGAATGAAAATCCAGATACAATATACGATCCAGATAGTCGCTATCAAAAACTAGCGACTGCTGGTAGTCGAGGGTCACACGCTTTCGGTGTATTCAAAAATAAAATATACGTAAGCAGGCAGTATGAGTATCATGGTGATATAAATGGCAATTACAGGGATAAACCAAAATATGATAATAAGATCCCAATGTCCCGCGGCGATTTCAAAAATCCAGGTAGAATATGGACTGTTGAAAAAATAATATCCTTTTACATGTATCCAGATACCTTATCTGAATTGAAGAAAATTGTAAAGGGAATTGAAACAGAACTCAATATAAAAATCGCTGGTGCGAAATGGAGGCTTGAAATTAATAATGAAAAACCACATTCATATGAAAAATCATCATCAATAATACCAATAGATAATTATAAGAAGAAAAGTAAGGACGCTGATAATAAACACATTGACCATGCAGTTTCTCCAATGAATAAAAAGAAAAAAGTTGTACCGTCGAACATGGGGTCAAACAAACCAATTCCAGGAGCAAAAAAAGGTGAAACTCCTGCTCAGACACGGTATAGATCGAAACTGAACGAAAATATATTATCTTCTAAGAATTCTCTAGAACGTAGAATATTATTAACATGTGGAGGAGCTGCTGGACACATGACCCACCCATTTCATGATATGGCGCTTACATTTGGTGACTTAAAAGTATTGATAGTTAACGCACTTCAAGGCAAGCTAGAAACTGTATCTGAAAAGTTGGACGGTCAAAATATAATGGTTAGTTGGAAGAATGGCAAACTTATATTCGCTCGTAATAAATCACACGTTAAGAATTTCGGTACCGGTGCTCTTGATATTAATGGAATAAAATCCAAATTCGCGGGAAGAGGTACAGTATCAGATGCTTTTTCATTAGCGGCAGATGATCTAAATGCGGCAATACAAAAGCTTTCCGAAAAACAAAGAGAACTTGTATTTGGTGATGGTAGATTTTTTATGAATTTGGAAATTATATTTGTAAAAAACTTAAATACAATACCATATGATTCCAATATATTAATATTTCACGGAACAGTTGAATACAACGAAGCCGGCGAACCAATTGGTAATGTAGAGAATTCAGGAATGATGCTCGCTGATATGATTAAAAAAATAAACCAAAACGTCCAACAAACCTTCAACATATCAGGCCCAATTGTTTCTAAATTACCAAAATCGAAGGATTTTTCAAAATCACAACCAATATATCTAAACAGACTTGCAAAATTACAAAGTAAATTTAGATTGAAAGATACAGATATGGTAGCCAAATATCATCAATTGTGGTGGGAAGATTTTATTGATACGACAGCATCTAAGATGAAATTTTCAATTACCAACAAGGAAAAAATGGGGTTAGTGAGCAGATGGGCATTCGGCAACAAATCATTCAGATTGAACAAATCATTTATATCAGATGAAGGAGCCATTGGGTGGGCTGTTAAATTTGATAAGAATAATCAAGATGAAGTACAAAGAGCAAACATATTACCATTCGAATTATTGTTTCTTGAATTGGGCGCAGAGGTAATGTCAAACTATCATTCTCCACTTATAATTGATAAGGATAAGGCTACAGTTGAACTTAAAAAGGAATTGGCAGCGGCTGCAATGGAATTGAGAAAAACGAAAGATGTAAATAAATTAAAACAATTCAAACGAGCACTTGAAAAGATCAGGTCGATTGGTGGAATGAAAGCAGTAGTTCCGACTGAAGGGCTTGTTTTTTCATTTAGAGGGAAAATTTACAAATTAACAGGAAGTTTCGCAAACACCAATACCATATTGGGCTTATTGAAATATTAAAAATTCAAATCATTCATATTTATAGATATACAAAAACGGTTATACTATGACACTAATTAGAGTTAAAGGCGGCACAGTTAATGAATCATTACGTAAACGACAGATGCATAAATCTAGACGTAAGATTATTGATGTTCTGAATAACGAATACAGAAAGGATACATTTGGAACGCATGTTGTTACTCGTGATGAACGAGAAGCTAAAGAATTAGAAGCAAAGAACCTTAAAGAAGAAAAATCAGAAATATTTAGGGTTAGTCACACGTGTCCAAAGTGTAATAGATTTTTCGGCAACAGATTAGATAAGAAGTTTTATTATAAAACTAACCATTGTTTTGATTGCCAAGTTAAGTTTGAAACATCATTAAAGAGTAACGGAATATTTCTTCAATGGGAAAGAATGAAACTTCTGCAAAATGAATTATCGATATTTGTCGATCATAAACAAAAATTTGAAGATGCCCTGCGAGAAATCAAACCATATTCAGAACTTATTACCGACGCCGGGTACATTAATAAATTTGAAATAAGTCTAGAACAATTCCAACAAATCAAATCGGACATCCAAGCGGATCTTGATTTTATAGAGGAAACCGTACCGATCATGGTAGACAAATTAGCGGAAATAATTGAATCATTATTAGATAATCCTGTTTCTGGGTTGATTGCCGAGTATGATGTTATTTTTAGTAAATTATTTATTGGAATGGAAATGTCTGATGCTTAAAAATATACGTGAAATATTAATACTGGTTCTGGTTGTCATTATAGCATATCAATTTATATTCCCATCCAAAGAAATAATAGAAAAGCCCGTAACAGAGACAGTAATACAAACAGATACTACGTATGTGGAAGTAACTACAACCGAAACTGTATATTTACCTCGGTATATTACTAAAAATGACACGATTAGAATTCCAACCGTTGTCGATACACTTTCAATAATTCGTGACTACTTCACCGAATATACATACAACGATACATTAAAGGTTGAAACGTTCGGATATGGGTATTTGAAAGATACTATATTTATGAATAGAATAAAGTCAAGAACGGTATCGTGGGATTATAAAATTCCAGTTATTACAACTACAATAGAAACAACTATCACTTTACCACCCAGACGGGAATTTCAATTTTACGTAGGGGCTACCATCGGCGGAGACAAAACAACTATAAATTACTTTGGACCATCCATTGGATTCAAAACAAAATCAGACAAATTCTTTACAATCGGCGCCGGTATAGTTGGGACGGATAACATAGGAATGACTTTCTCCGCATATTATAGATTCAGACCCTTTAGATAATGGCAAAACAAGTAACTCAGGCTGAATTAATAAAAGAACGTATCACAGAAGAATATGTGAAGTGTAAGAAAAGTTGTTCGTACTTTCTTAACAAATATTGCTATATTCAACATCCGAAGCGTGGCAAAGTTAAATTCGATTTATACCCATTTCAAGAAAATTCACTTGATGCGATACAGAATAGCCCAAATGCAATTATTCTAAAATGCCGACAGATGGGAATTTCAACTCTCATTGCAGGATACGCCCTATGGTTGATGCTATTCCATAATGATAAATCAATTCTTGTCCTTGCTATTAAACAAGAAACGGCAAAGAATATCATTAAAAAGGTTCGGTACATGAATTCATCTCTTCCGTCGTGGTTGAAGATGGCTACTCCGGAAGATAACAAATTATCATTAGCGTTTAGTAATGGTTCATCGATTAAAGCAACGACATCAAGCGGGGAAGCGGGTCGTTCGGAAGCACTTTCATTATTAATATTTGATGAAGCAGCGTTTATTGATGATATCGAATCGATATGGGTAGCAGCTCTACCTACACTAGCACATGGTGGGCAATGCGTGGCGATTTCAACTCCAAACGGCGTCGGTAATTGGTTCCATAAGAAATATATGCAAGCCGAATCCGGAGAAGATACAAAATGGCTGTTTATGAAGCTCCACTGGACTCTTCATCCTGAATATAACCAGGAATGGAGAGATGGTATGGATAGGGAACTGGGAGCCAAGGAAGCGGCCCAGGAGTGTGATTGTCAATTTTCTAGTTCCGGAAATAGTGTAATTGAAATGGACTTGATCCAATTTTATAAAGACACATATGTTAAGGAGCCGTTGGAAAAACGCGGTCTGGGCGGAAATGAATGGTTATGGGAATATCCTCCACTAGGACAAGGAAATCGAACGTATATTATATCGGCAGATGTTGCTCGTGGAGATGGAGCGGATTTTTCAACGTATCATGTTATTGATATAGAATCATGTGTTCAGGTCGCGGAATATCGAGGACAAGTTGACACCACTTCATTTGGTACAATGTTGGTACTTGCCGCGAAATCATGGAATAATGCTCTTCTTGTAGTTGAACGTGAAAATCAAGGATGGGCGGTGATACAGGTTATAATTGACCATCAATATCCGAATTTATTTTATATATCAAATGATTTAAAATATGTAGAAACTGAACGGATGATGACTAATAAGTACAACGCGCAGGATAGGGGTATGGTTCCAGGCTTTAGTACAAACTCAAAAACAAGACCATTAATTATTTCCAAATTAGACCTTTATATGAGAGAAAATTCTATAGAAATTCGTTCAAGTAGAACAATTGATGAATTGTTTACATTTGTATGGACGGCTGGTAGGGCCCAGGCAATGCGAAGTTATAATGATGATTTGATTATGGCTCTTTCAATCGCGCTATGGATTCGAGATACTGCGCTTAGATTACGACAAGAAGGAATAGATCTAACAAAGAAGATTTTAGATGGTATGTCACTTGGTGGAAATAGCCACAATGCAATTTATTCAAATAATACATTGGCTAGCGACCCATACAAAATGCAAACCGGAACAGGCGAAGAAGAAGATCTTCGATGGTTATTATAATGGCTTATATTTATATAATAGAATCAACTATCCATTCCAAATTTAATATCATAATATAATAATATGGCAAATACAGACTTCAGAACAAGAATTAAGCGCATTTTCGCATCGGGCACAATAGTCCGGGTTCTTGGTAAGAATAAGATAAGGGTTATGGATACAGATGAACGTCAATCGTATCCAAAGAATAAGTATAGAAACCGACATGGGTATGGTAATCTCCAACGTGGAGCAGCATCAAATCAGAAAACTCAAAATTTAGCATATTTAACGAATAGGCGAGATTTGTTTAGAGATTACGAATGTATGGCGGGAGAAACAATAATTCCTCTTCCAGATGGAAATAACAAAACCATAAAGGAATTAGCAGAATTATATCCAACACCTGCAGACAAGTTTTATGTGTATTCATATGACCACAAAAATGATAATATTCAACTAGGAATTGCGCATTCAGTCCGAAAAACAAAAACGGCTCAAACGTATAAAATAACATTTGATGATGGATCTCATCTCATTGCGACGGACAACCATCCATTTTTAATGAGAAATGGAGAATATAAAAAAGTAAAGGATTTACTACCAGATGAATCGGTAATGCCATTTTATCAAAAACGCTTTTTCAACCAACGATATAGATTTGTTTACGGATTTTCCGATAAATGGATATCTGAACATCGTTTAGTTGCGACCCAATTTGATAGACAATTGAATGATAATGAAATAGTGCATCATTGTGATTTTAATAAGGAGAACAATCTTCCATCTAATTTAGAAATAATGGATGATTCGGAACACCGGGCATATCATATGATGATAAATAATAAATACATTTGGTCTCCTGAAAACTATGACAAACAATGTAAAGCAATTTCCGTTGGTCTAAAAGCGGCAAATTTATCTTGGAATGGTAAACGGAAAGGGAAAAACAATCCGTTTTATGGTAAGACACATTCTAGTAATTCAAATCAAAAGCGATCTCGTTCATTGCTCGAATTTCATAGTGATATTAATAATAAATCAAAATGGATAGGAAACAATAACGGACGATATAGAGAAGATATTACATTTGATTCACTTGAAGAACTTTCATATGAATTATATAAAAATAATAGTAAATTAACAAAATATGAATTAATTGAAGCCGCTGGTTGCAACGGCCGGTTGATGATGGCAAGAATAAGTGATGCCGGATACGATGATTGGTATTCATATAAAACATATATTGAAAATTCAATAAATCATAAGATAGTATCAATTGAATTACATGAAATTTTAGATGTATATGACATGACAGTTGATAAATATCATAATTTCGCGACAACCGTTTGTTTTGTACATAACTCAATGGACAACGACGCCATAATAGCATCGGCGCTCGATATATACGCGGATGAGTGCCTTGCGGCTGAAACTAGAATTCCATTATTAAATGGAAATATAAAAACCATAAAAGAATTGTTTGATGAAAATGTCAGTAATTTTTGGGTGTATGGATTAAATGAAGATGGAAACATGGAGCCTGCACAGGCTCAACGTGTTATATATAAGGGAAAATCGCAGGTATATAAAATAATACTGGAAGATGGAACCGAAATTAAAGCAACAGGAACACATAAATGGGTTGATGGTGAGGATAGAACGCTTAAGAAAACATCAGAACTTAAAATAGGCGATGGAATTTACACACTGAATACAAAAATCAGCGATCGTAAATTGAAAGGATATGCTATGATAAAGCATAATGGAAAATTTGAATTCGTTCATAGAATTGTTTCTTGGGCAACTAAATCATTAGTTGAAAGTAGAAAAGAAAAATCACGAAAAGCAGTTATTCACCACGCGTCTTTTAATAAATTAAATAATGATCCAACTCAACTCGAGTGGTTAAACCCGAATGAGCACTGGAAAGTTCATGCCAATTTCAATAAAAAAATATGGGCGAATGAAGAATTAAATCACATATATAAGGAAAAAACAAGAGCAGGTCATAAAAAATATTGGACACCTGAAATTAGGAATAAAAAAGCGAAACAACAGCGAGAATTTATGTATGGATTCTCCGCTAATATGTCACATGATGAACGCCGCGATAAATATGGAAACGCTGGGAGTCTAAATGGCATGTTTGGAAATGGAAAAAAACTAATAGGAAATAAAAATGGAAGATGGTTAGCTGATATTGATAGATTCGATTCAATCAACATTGATACTATTATTGATATATTAGTAAAGTCTGAGTATACGTTGGGCGCGCAGTTGACCATGGCCGAAATATTAGAAAAAGCAGGATATACATTTAATAGAACGGAACATCAGAAAATATCAAACGCAATATGTCAAATATATAATGTGAACAAAGTGTCACAATTTCCAAGAAAACATTATGGAATTAATAGTAAGAATCTCCTACCAAAGCTGAAAAATGAAATATTAACATTTGATAAAAATCCAAAGAGAAATTATAAAACATTATGTGATCAAGTTGGGACAACGATTCCTATAATGGATTCTGTTTTAAAAGAAGCAACATATAGAAACTTTTCAGATTTTGTTGATTCGACAAACCATCGGATAGTATCAATTGAAAAAATGAATGAATCAATTGATGTGTATGATATACTTAACGCTGGAGAAAGCCACGTATACGCGATCGAAACAAACGATGGTAGTAAATTATTTACTCACAATTGCACTAAAAAGAATGAATTTGGTGATATACTAAATATAACATCGTCCGATTCGGAAATTCAAGAAATACTACATAACTTATTCTATGATATTCTAAACATTGAATTTAATCTTTGGCCTTGGGTTCGTAGCGTCTGTAAATATGGTGATCTATTTTTAGGAATTCAAATAAAAGAAAAGGAAGGCATTCAGAACATTGTTCCACTATCGGCATATGAAATAATCAGAGAGGAAGGATTTGATCCAGAACGTCCAGCCGAAGTTAGATTTGAATATGATGGTATTTATGGCAAACGTACATTTGATAATTATGAGGTAGCACATTTTAGACTTCTCAGCGATTCAAACTTCGTGCCATATGGCAAAAGTGTGATTGAAAACGCAAGAAGAACTTGGAAACAGGCAACACTGCTTGAAGATGCAATGTTGATCCATAGAATAATGAGGGCACCTGAGCGTAGAGTATTCAAATTGGATGTTGGTAATATTAATCCCGCAGATGTAGAAAGCTTTATAAAGAAACAACAAGCCACTCTTAAAAAGATACCATATATCAATCCGGCAACAGGAGATTATAATCTAAAATATAATATCCAGAATCTAACAGAAGATTTTTTCCTACCAGTTCGTGGTAGTGACAGTGGTACTTCAATTGAAAATCTTCCAGGACTTGAATACCAAGCAATAGATGATTTGGAATTTGTACAAAAACGACTATTTGCCGCGTTGAAAATACCAAGGGCATATCTTGGATATGAAGAGGACACCAGTGGCAAAGCAGTATTAGCACAAGAAGATTTCAGATTCGCTGGGACAATTGGAAGAATTCAATCTATGATAGCATCCGAACTATATAAGATTGCGGCTATTCATTTATATACAATTGGAAAGACCGATGAATCACTTCTTGATTTTACGTTAACATTGGCAACGGCATCCACAGTATACGAACAGGAAAAAATCAGAATTTGGCAGGAAAAAATCCGAACTGCACAAGATGCTAAAGATAATAAAATGGTATCCGAGGATTGGATTTATGATAAAATTTACGGACTATCAGAAGATGAAATCAAAGAACAACGGGTAAAAGTCGCTGAAGATCGTATGAGGCAATTTAGGTATACCCAAATCGAAGAAGAGGGAAATGACCCAGTCGATTCGGGACAAAACGTTCAAGGTGGGCAAGTTGTCGATCCGTTCGCCGACCAATCAGGATTCAAAGGAGAAGATACATCGGGCGCTGATGATTCAGATAATCCATCTTTAAAGAAAGGTGGAAGACCCAGAGAAAACCAAACGAAATACGGCACAGATAAGCATTCACTTGGTAGAGATCCAACCGGAAATAAAGAAAACAGCCCATCCACATCTGCAAATGAAATGCTTCGAATGATACAGAATATGAAATCTAAACGTGGGATGTTAGTTGAAAAGGAAGCATCTCGGCCCGCATCTATGATGGATGAGGAAAACATAATCGAATAAATAAAAATAAGATTATATTTATAGAAGATTTAGTGTACTTTATATTAATTTATTATGAAAAAATTACGGCATTCGAAATTTAAAAATACAGGCTTTTTGTTTGAGATTTTGGTAAGGCAGATCACATCTGATATCATGGCTGGAAAACAAAAATCAGTATCGGAGCGATTATTAGCCAAGTATTTTAACAAAAATACAGAAATCGGCAAAGAGAATGCCTTATATCAAATTCTTGTCAAGGAACGCACCACAGATGTCCGCAGGGCTGATAGTGTATTAGATGCGGTAATCGATGCAAGAAAAAAGATAAAAGAAGCAAAGCTCCGGGTTGAAAAGTTTGAACTAATAAAGGAAATCAAAGAACATTTTAATGTAGATGATTTATTTAGTTCAAAGTGTCCAACATATAAAACATTGGCATCTGTATATAAGGTATTTGAAAATGCCACATCCGATGAATTATATAATCCATCCAACGTATCAGAATCAAAGACAACCATCATTGAATCTATATTGAACATACCGAACAGCCCATTAAGCGCTGAAGATTCAGTATTGGAATATTTCAAAAAACAAGATGTTCGAACTAGAACTCTTTCATATAAAATATTACTTGAAAACTTCAATAAAAAATATGCGGGATTAACAAAAGAACAAAAGGAATTATTAAAAGAATATATTATAAACGTAGCAAATACTAATTCTCTACGAGAAACTACTAATAAATTTGCAGATATCGCAACCACAAAGCTAAACGCATTTCTTTACGATATAGATGATTCAGTTACTAGAATAAAATTAAAAGAAACAATTAAGCAGCTGGATAAAGTGAAATCCGGTAGACTTGTCAAAGAATCGCAATTAAGCGCTTTGATGCTCACATTTGAACTTATATCAGAGATAGAAAATGTCACAAAGCTATAAAAATGAAGCACTTCGCTCAGTTGAAGTCACATATGATAATGGTACGAAAATCAAAACATCAATGGCGGCTGGATTATCTGATGCTGAAATAAAAGATTATTTCAAAGTCGGCAAGCAATTCAATATAGGGTCAGGTAGCAAAGACAAACTAGTTAAAGTAAAATCAGTTAAAATATTATCAGAAGATAGTATCAATGAAAAAATAACAGCCGATGGCAGGGAACTTGGGCTGTTTATCGACAATGATTCACAATTATATAATTCACGATTCATGCCGATCATAAAGAATTTATCTAGAAAAATGAAAAGCGGCAAGTTTGACATTAAACTAGCGGCAAAGGGATTCAAATATCTAGTGGATGATGGCGCAAAGAAATACGCGAAAGAATTCGGCAATGAAAAAGAGTGGATCACGATGTTTAGCAAAGAAGATAGATTGACGTTGGCTATCCAATACGCTGAAGAATTTAAAGACATGTATGATAATCAAGAATATGATTTTATGAAGCATGAATCGGTCCAATCCGTTAGAAATTTAATCAATGAAAAAGAAAACGGCATGATTGGTGTTTTTGACGCAATTGATACAAAGGTGGACAATCCTACAACTCAGAATGTTGCTAAATTCTTAGAAAGAGTTGGGTGTAAAAATAATTACGCTAAACGTTTGGCAGATGGGTACATGAAGTACAAAGATGGGGTAATGTCAAAGGAAAGAGCCGCTTCAACGTTGATGGAAACTATTAATGAAGCATCTGAAACGTATCGTTTATTTTTAATGGGAACCGGTTGGTGGGTCATTGGACAGGGTCCAGCCGCATTGAATAAAAAGGTACTCAAATCTGGTAAAGAACTTGCCCTGTTTCTACGGGATAAGGGAATTGGTGATAAAATCACAAATCTAAATACGTTAGATAAGAAGTTTCATAATTTGGCATTGGGTAAATCAATTGATGATATTGTTAGATATTTGAAAAAAACAATTCCTGCATATAAATTGGCAGAAGGCATGACTTTAGATCAAATTAAAAAGGCAGTTGATTCTGGAAAAAAAGTGCACTGGGCGAACAAAGGGTATACCATCATAAAGGATACAAAGGGGCAATATTTAATTACACACGATAGAGGAAACACAATCGGGTTAACTTGGAGGGATGGTAAAACATTGAACGGGGAGCCTAAAGAATTCTTCTTAGCAGAATCAATCACAGAAGAAAGAAAAGGGACTGGCTATAAAAAACTATTCGTATCTATGATGAAGAAAGCAGGTATAGCATCACCAGGTGATTTTAAATCAGATGAAGAAAAGAAGAATTTCTTTGATAAGGTAGACGCTGCATGGGACGCTGGTGATAATGAAGGTGACGTTGATGAAACGACAACCAACGCTAATGTAGCCGGATATAATACCCCAGGTGCATTTAGTAAGGACAACAAATCAGCAAAAAAAAAAGAAAGTAAATTAACGGCAATAGCACATGGGACGTTCGCTAAATCAATTAATGAAAACATATACGCATTAAGTACAGTAGAAGATTGGGCAGACGAAATAAAGAAAGGACTTAAGTTACCTTGGATTGGTGTTACAATTAGTACACTTGGTGGAGCAAAAAGAGCATCCATTATATTTAAAGTAAGTCTTGATAAAAAAGAAGATTGGGCAAATAAGATTTGGCAAAACTCTAGATACGGAATGTTCACTGCATCATATGACGGTACACTTGAAATGTATTCACATGATAGACAACATACAGCAAGATTCAGAAAAACAAAAATCAAAACAGCAAAGGATGTTATTACCAAAATTAATAAATGGGCATCTGAAAGTGAAACTATGAATGAAACGAAAAAAAGCTGTTCATGTGGTTGCGGCGGGTGCGATGAATCAAAGAAATTGAACGAAGCACTGGCAGTCGGTGCGGAGATATTCAAAGCTAAAGATAGTATGTGGTATGTGGAATTTCCTATGGACGACCCACAGTATGAGATGGGAAGCAACCCAATCCCACACGGACCATTCGATTCTCAATCCGCCGCTTCAAGTTATGCATCGAAAAAGAAACCAACTTATTACAGAATTGATAAAAGTGGAAGAGAATCAGCACCTAAAAATCCAGTGAATCCTAAAGATGGTAAATTGAAATCAGCATCGACATCTGCTATATATCGCAGGGGTCTTAAATAAGAGAAACAAATGAAACTCAAAGACATACTAAACGCTGGTTATACTATAAAACAAGGACAAGTATTCACGATGAAGGATTGTCCTCCGTTCAAAACACCAGCGCAAATCGCAGAAGAATCAAAGAAACCAATTGGACCTAATTCAATCGGCAAGGGTGATACGTATAAAATTGATGGTACAAGTGATATTGTAACAATTCAATACGTAAAGGCTGATTCGGCTGGGATGTACAATGTTACGGTCAAATTCAATAAAACGGGAAAAACAGACAAATGGTATCTTGAAAAGAACGATAAGATGTTCATTTCAGTATCGGTAAATGAAACAGCTTTAGGTGATTTCATTTATAAGACAAGTTCCAAACTAATGCCTAAACATACTGCATTGAAATTTTATACTTTATTTGTAAAACATAATTTAAATATTTCAGAAAAACCAGTTCGGGCATATGTAGAACGAACATTGACAAATGATAAAGTAAAGGCTGAATTTTATAAATTATTATCAGGTGTAAATGAAGTAACGTATCGTGACTTTAAATCAGATCCAACAATGACTTCCAGACAGAAGGTCGGAACTACTATTAAAGAAATGAATTCTCTTCTATTTAAAATGGAACAACTTATTAGACAAAGTTCAAAGTTAAAAAACGAAACAGGAATGGATCCTTCCGAATACTGGGGGTCAACTCAACTGAAACTTGAAAAAGTTACAGCTAGGGTAATAAAGGTGGCTAGATATTTACAAGAACTAAAGAAAGAATCCGATACTTCAAATAGCTGAATTTCCAATGAAAATAACTAAAAAACATATAGTTCAACTAGTAAAAGAAGAACTCACTGGAAAATCACATCTGCTAGAAGAAATGGCTGAAAACGATATTCAGAAAATTAGAAATATTATCAGACGGGAAATAGCAGCTGTATTTTTCGAACTTTTCAAAAAACGATCCGTGTGGATATAAGTACACCAAACTATGAGTGACAAATGAAAGAATTATTAATTGACCACATACCTTTTAAATTTTCTGCTAGACAAATAACAGAATCCACCAAAACAGGTGGACCTTTAGTGGTATCTGGAATTTTACAAAGAGCAGAAGCAAAGAATCAAAATGGTAGAGTGTATCCTAGAGAAATTCTCGAACGAGAAGTAAACAAATACAATGATAGATTTGTAAAGAATAGAAATGCTCTCGGTGAACTTGATCACCCAGAATCAGCAGTAGTTAATTTAAAGAACGTATCTCACAACATCAGAGAAGTTTATTTCGAAGGAAATGAAGTGAAAGGTGTCATTGAAGTATTATCAACACCAAGTGGTAACATCCTAAAGGAACTGTTCAAAAACAACATTACACTTGGTATAAGTTCCAGAGGACTTGGGTCTGTTAAGGAAATGCAAGAGGGTACGGTTGAAGTACAGGATGATTTTGAATTGGTGGCTTGGGACTTCGTATCGAACCCATCAACTCAAGGTGCATTTATGGTTCCAATGAACGAATCAATAAATGGAATTAATCAAATGATGCTTGATGAATATATGTGCAATGAATGGTGCAAAACACAGGATATAATGAGACGCATCCTAGAACAATTACAGTAATGGAATTAAATAATAAGGTTATAATATGAGCAATAGAATTGGAAGTGGAATTGGAGTAGTGGTAAAGGGCGGGAATGTAGAGCGAGCACTGCAAATCCTTAAAAAGAAAATTAAAGATGAAAAGGTTCTTATAGAATATAAAGAACGAATGCAATTCACAAAACCATCAGAGATTAAGAGAAAAGCTCGCAGATTACGTAAATTACGGTCTAAAAAATACGAAACCGCCGTTAAATATTAATAAATGTTGAATATTTTAAGTGTTTTTAAATAATTGATATACTTATATAAACAACGAATACCTATTTTTATAGTGTAACGCATATCTAATTTTATTGAAGTTCACGAATAACTTCACTTGGTACAGAGAACAAAAATGAACAAACTTGCACAAGATGCAATCGCTGATGCGAAAGCCTTAAAAGAAATGGCTGTAGCAAACGCTCAACTGCAATTGGAAGAAAGTTTTCGCAGCCGAATTGAAGATCTCATTAATGAAAAAATCGATTCTAGAATCAACGAAGATGACTACGACGATGGTGATGCCGACGATGAAGATGATGAAGATGAAGAAGAAGTAATCGAATCAAAATCAAAAAGGAAATCCCGCCGTGTTAAGGAAAACGACGAAGACGAAGAAGAAGATGAAGATGAAGAAGAATATTCGGTAGGCGAATCAAAAAATAAAAGAAAAAAGAAATCATCCGTCAAAGAAGAGGACAATAAAACCGACTCAGATGATGGCGAAGATCTCGATGATGAAGAATCAGAAGAGAACCTTGATGAAATGGATGATGATGAAGAAGATGAAGATGAAGAAGATGAAGATACAACCGGTCTTGATGAAATTATCGCTGAACTTGAAGCTGAAATCGGTGTAACCGACGATGACGACGATGACGACGATGAAGAAGATGAAGCCCCAGTAGACGAATCAAAAAAGAAAACAAGAAAAAAATCATCGGTCAAAGAAGAAGATGAAGATGAAGTAGATGATGAAGATGAAGATGATGAAGAATCATTTGATTTGGATGAATTACTTTCCTCTATCGACGCAATGGATTTCGATCACAATAGAGCAGCAAACGAAGGTACTGAAATTTCTAGTCTCAGAGCAAAAAATGTATCGCTCAAAACGGAAAATTCCGAATTGAAAAAAGCGGTAACATTAATGGCTGGAACAATGAAAGAAGTTAATCTTCTGAACGCAAAGCTTCTATTTGCAAACAGACTATTCCGTCAACATTCAATGACAAATGAGCAGAAAGTAAAAGTAATTGAAACACTTGATAGAACGAACTCAGTTCGTGAAGTTAAGCTAGTTTTCGCTACTCTTGCCGAATCTCTTAAATTCAAGTCAGACACATCGAAAAAGAGGAAACAATCTTCTATTATAGAAGGTCTATCTTCGAAGCCTATAGGTGGCACTGCGCCAGACAAAAAGGCAATCATATCAGAAGCCAAAGACGGACAAGATCGCTTGAAGTTCTTGGCAGGAATCATTAAGTAATAAATCGAGAATAAAAATGAAAAATATTTCTAGTCTTCTTGAAGGCGCTGGAAACCACCAAAATGTTCTATTGGAACAGACACGCGGACTCCGCGCGAAGTGGGAAAACACAGGCCTCCTAGAAGGAATTGACAAACCAACCGATAAGGCTGGAATGTCCGTTCTCCTTGAGAACCAAGCACGCCAGTTGATCGATGAAGCATCGGCAGCCGGCACAACTGGTAATTCAGAAGAATGGGCCGGCGTAGCTCTACCGCTTGTACGTAGGGTGTTTGGTGAAATCGCTGCAAAGGAATTTGTATCGGTTCAACCAATGAATCTCCCATCTGGGTTAGTATTCTACCTTGACTTTACATATGGTACGAATCAGCCTGGTAAAAATACGGACGGTACATCACCTTTCCAAAATAGTTCGCTATTTGGTGGAACGGGCGCTGCAGAAGAACGTACACAAACGGATACTGGTGGACTTTACGGCGCAGGTCGTTTTGGTTATACCATTAATGAAGTAGCTACTCCATTAATAGCATCTCCTACAAACGCTACGGCGTCTTGGAGTGATCTTAATATGAGCTCAGTTTATTCGGCATCTGTATCGGCACAGCAAGTTAAAAAAGTGACTATTGCTAAAACTAACTTTACTCGTGCTGATTATGAAGGCGTACGTGCATTCCAAATCTCAGGATCTGGACAGTACACTGCTTCTGCATACATCCCAGAGTTTACAAAGACTGATGCAACTAATGTGTATTTCTTCGTTTCGGCATCCGCTGCTTCGACTATCACAGGAGCAGTTGTTAATTATCACCGTCAACCTACCGATTCAACTCGTGGTGACTTTGAAGATTCCTCAAACGGTACTGGAACAATTACCGATTTGGATATCCCACAAGTTAACCTTGAAATGAAGAGTGAGCCAATTGTGGCAAAAACTCGTAAGTTGAAAGCCGTTTGGACTCCGGAGCTTGCTCAGGACTTGAACGCATATCATTCAGTTGATGCAGAAGCAGAATTGACTTCAATGCTTAGTGAGTACATCTCGCTTGAAATTGATTTGGAAATTCTGGACATGCTTATCAGCGGTGCTCAAACAGTTGATTACTGGTCAGCTAAGGTTGGGTATGAATGGAATGGTCTCACTAAACTATTCGAAGCAGATGCTAATTCAGCATCGGCATCGGCATATCAGAAAAATGCATGGTTCCAAACACTTGGAATTAAACTTAACAAAGTTTCGAACAAAATTCACAAATTAACAATGCGTGGTGGTGCGAACTTCTTGGTTGCTGGACCTGATATCTGTACGATTCTTGAATCAATGCCTGGATTTAACGTCCAAGCAGGAAAAGACGCGATGCAGTTTGCCGCCGGTGTAACCGCTGTTGGGGCGCTTGCTAACCGTTATACGGTTTACAAGAATCCTTATATGAACGAAAATGTACTCCTTATGGGATACAAAGGAACTAGTTTCTTAGAAACAGGAGCCGTATATGCACCGTATGTACCGCTTATCCTTACTCCGTTGGTATACGACCCGACAAACTTTACACCACGTAGAGGTGTCATGACCAGATACGCTAAGTTGATGGTTCGTCCAGAATTCTATGGAAAAGTGTATGTTGGTGATTTGGACAAAGTCTAAGGAACCTTCAATATAACTTAACGTAAAGTTAGTTAAATTAAAGAGGGATGTTTCGGCATCCCTCTTTTTTTGTGCGTATTCACATAAGATACACAAACTTTTTAAACTTTTTGTATATTCTTTTATATTTATAGGCGATGGATAGTAAGAGAAAAAAATATAATAAGTCGGTTAAATTGAATTGCAAAATATGCGGTAAGGTATGTAGAAGCACAGGACTGCCAACTCATATAAAATATAAGCATGATATGCCGCCCGACGAATACGCTAAGCTATATGGAGAATTTAGACAAAATAAACTAAACACCCGAAGTAAACGCACAGTTTCTAAGATAGCATGTAAAATATGCGCCCTACAATATTCTATGGTTGGTATTTCAAATCATCTAAGAGATACTCATTCAATGACAACCGATGAATACGTCGCATCATATGGGGAATTTAGACCAATTAAACTGGAAAAGATATCACGACTTGAAGCAAGTAACGTTCAATGTGAAATATGCAAAAAACCAATGATATCTGAACGTTCCCTAACTTCTCATGTTAGAAAAGAACATTCATTGAAAAAAATACAATATGTGACGAAATATATTTTCAATGATGAAATGCAATCATGCAAATGTGGATGCGGACAGACAGTACATATATTTGAACATTATCCATATCGGACTGAATACATATCAGGTCATAATTCAAAGGGAGAAAACAATCCAAATTTTGGAAATATTAGCACTCATATAACAAAAAAGAATATGAGAGACGCTAAATTTCCAAATTTAGTAGCTAGATTATTAGATAGAAACCTGAAACCATTATTTACAGTAGATGAATACCAGGGGATAGACCGTAAGTACATATATGAATTTGAATGCACAATATGCAATTCCACATTTTTTAATGATTTGAGACGAAGTAGGATTCCATCGTGTAAGGATTGTTATAATAGGGGAATGTCTACATATCATTTTGATTTATTTGAATATTTAAAATCTATATATGATGGTGAAATTATAAACAATACAAGGAACATTATACCGAGTTCAAAAGAAATTGACATATATACCAGAAAAGAAGTTGGCAATTGAAATAGATGGAATATATTGGCATTCTGAACTTAACGGAAAGGGTAGTTCGTACCATTTAAATAAAACAAAAGAATGCGAAGAACTCGGCATTCAGCTTATTCATATTTTTGAAGATGAAATAATACATAATAAAGATACAGTATATTCAGCAATAGCGGCGAAGTTGGGATTGATCTCCAATAAAATAGGCGCCAGAAAATGTCAAATTCAAAAACTAAATGTAGATACTGAGCGTGATTTTATAAATAAATACCATTTGATGAAATATACACCATCAAATGTTGCATATGGATTATATTATGAAGATGAATTACAAATGGTATGTACATTTGGTAAATCTAGATTCACTTCGGATGAGTGGGAGATTATACGAATATGTACAAAGCACAATATAATAGTACAGGGTGGAATTAGTAAGCTTATAACATTTTTCAAGGAAAATAATAAAATAACAAATTTAATTTCATATGCGGACAGGCGATGGTGTAATATTAAAAACAACGCATATGTTGCATCTGGAATGAAACTGATAAACATATCCAAACCTGGATATTGGTATCTTGATTTTTCGGCAATAAAACGAAAACATAGATATAATTTCACTAAAAGAAAAATAATAGAAGAGCTTGACGGAGATCCTGAACTATCGGAATGGGAAAATATGATTGATATGGGCCATGATAGAATTTGGGACTGTGGTCAATTAAAGTTTTCAATATAAAAGTTAATAATGAATATATCAAAAACATATAACAAATGTGATTCATGTGGAAACGATTGCGACATGTTAGACATCGATAAAGATCAACAATGCTGGGGACAAGTAATCGCAACCGACGAAGTACCAGTGGATGATGATTGGTGGTGGATACATTCATGTGAAGGACATGATAGCCATCGTTACATTCCAGAAAAAGAAGATAAAAAATGAAACGACCTTTCAATTTTGACAAATGGGAAGATGGAGTTTGGTATTATCCATATGTCCCTCTCATTATTACACCACTACCAACCGACGTGAGCTCTTTAGAAGAATACAACAAGTGCAAAGATTCACCATCTTATTTTATACGAACATACTGCAGTGTGTATTGTAATTCCATTCTTGCTCTATTCGATGTATATGATTATCAAGAAGATCTCGTTGATTATGAGTTCGCAAATAATAATTGGAATATCATTCTTAAACCAAGAGGAATAGGATTGACTTCTATTAAAGCGGCATATGCTCTACATTCCATACTTTTCAATCATGATTATGGTGTGATGATTCTTACACATCATCCAACGATCGCGCGCGAGATAATGAGCACAATTCAGACTATGTATTGGAATTTACCAGATAGATGGCTTAAACTAGCAAACCGGGAAGATAATCGCAGAATTGAATTGAAAAATGGATCATACATATCAACGATGGTTCTCACCGATACACCCGGTAAGGGTGAATCACTATCAATGGTAATGGTTGATGATGTGGGGCATGATAGATACTTCGAACAATATTTCCCAATATTCCAAGTGCTCTTAAAACGAGATGCTAAATTCATAATTTCAGGATCAGCAATCGGCAATGATAGAAGTTGGTTTGCTAGAAAATGGAAAAGCGCTGTACTTGGTGAAAATGAATTCAATCCAATCAAATTACATTGGTCACAGAATCCGACGAATACTGTGAAATGGAAACATGAATCTATTAAACAAATGGGTAAGGTAACATGGATGCAAGAAATGGAATGTGAATTTTTTAAAGAAGATTAAATGAAGGGCTTGACTTTATACAATAAATGCCGTATCATTAGATCACATTAAGAAACACAAAGAAAAGTATGAAAGAAAAAGTTATATCATTCAGAGCCCAGTTTGGAGTTAGAGCTGGATCACCGCGGTCGGCCGATCGTTCGAAAAAATATCATTTCATCGATGTTGCGTACACTAGCACTGAAAAAACCGCTTCCGGATCTATCATATCAGCAATGAAAAGCTTCGTTGGAGCGTTAACAGAACAAGAATGTGAATCTTTAATGTACATCAATGATATCCGAATCGGAAATTAATTAATTTTATATATTTATATAATACATAACAAACAAAACAATGAATATTCTTTGGTTTATTATTTACATGACTTTTAGTGGATGGCGAGTTGTTCAAATAGCAGGAACTCCTGGATTACAAGAACAATGCTATTTTAACGATAGAAATGCATCTTTCTGTATCGTTAGCGTGGAACAACCAATAAAAGGAAATAAACGATTTGAACCATAAATTGTCGCTGAAGTGACACACCATCCGCTTCCCCGCACATCTTTGTAAAGGAATGGGGCAATGATTGACGAGAAATGGCTGCTCTTCAAATGCCTGATTTCCGACATTCCATTCCTTTACTAAGCGGACTTTTTATAATGGGAGAAATTCAGAAATGGGTTTCTCCCATTATCATTTCATAGAATCTTCATCAAATTAATTTGGATTAATCGCAAACTTATTGTATATTGATCTAAACGAAAAATAAAGAATAATAATGATTACTATAGATTACATTACAGAAACAGAAGAACGCATTTTCACTCATAAATTTAAAAATGAAGTAGATGCTTATAATGACGGATTTCATTTGGCATTTGAAGGCAAACGAGTCAATCCATACATTTTCAAGTTCAGACCGTATTTGCATACGGCATTTAATATTGGATATACCGCGGCTATGGATGAAATAATCGAAAAAGCATCCTAATTCACAATACCTTCATCAAATTAATTTGGATTAATCGACAACTTATTGTATATTGATCTATACGAAACAAAAGAAAACTAAAGGCCTCTATCATGGATATGATTAGCACAGCAAACCCGACAGCATACCTTTCCAAACATGATCTTATGGAAAGATGCCCGGTTATATTTGAAACATCACCCTCCAATCCGGATTTATCCAAACATTACGTCCACGTCAATACTGAAACTATCATTGATGATATGGCACAGCTTGGTTGGAAGCCCGTTGCTGCTGTGATGAGAAACCGGACGAAAAAGGATACTATCTTTTCCCGCCATATGGTTTCATTTCAAAATGAAAATATCTTCATTGATGGAGATGAAAAATCATTTCCCCGGATTCTTCTTACCAATTCGCATGATGGTAAAACTTCATTTCAATTCCACGTCGGCATTTGGAGACTTGTATGTTCGAACGGTTTGGTAATTGCAACTGAAACATTCAGTCATTTCAAAATCCGCCACCAAGGATACACATTCGATGAACTTCGTGGTGTAGTTTCCGACGCTGTGGCCGGCTTACCTGAACGGGTAACGGTAATGAATGAAATGGTCAATAGAACATTGACAGAAGATGAAAAGAGCGAACTAGCAGTCAATGCTCTTCTTCTAAGAATGGGTATTGACCCTAACGGAGAATCAGATGAACGTGCTCAAATTGACAAATTCACAGTAGACCAGATTCTTAAACCACTCCGCAACGCAGATGAAGGTGACAACCTTTGGAAAGTGTTCAATGTGGTTCAGGAGAAAATGATTCGTGGTGGATTTGAATCTTCCGTAACGACCGGTAAGAAAACATACCGTAAAGTACGACCAATCACAAACTTTGTTCGTGATTTGGAACTTAATCAGCAACTATTTCGATTGGCAACCGATATGGTATAGAGTAACACAGCATTTCAACAATTGTTGAAATAGATATTAAATGAAACGGTAGTCGGCTTAATTGTTGGCTACCGTTTTTTGTTGTTATTACTTAGTCTTATATTTATAGTAGAATATTAGTATTAAGGAGATAATAATGGGTTTAAATTGGCCTGGAAGTGGAAGCGCTATAAGTGGTTCAACGCCATATGGATTATATGATACGGACGCTTCATTTCAAGCAGACGGCCCGAACGTTGCAATCTGGGCAGCTCGTCGCTTGGGGTATCCAATTCAAGATGTAGAACTACAAGGCATACACTTCTATACGTTCCTGGAAGAAGCGGTTTCCGAATACGCGGCACAGGTAAATCAATTCAATATTAGAAATAATATAAATGCACTACAAGGAGTTGATATAGCGACAAGCCCCAATTATTCTCAGACTGAAGTCATTGGCACCGGATTACCTTACATTATCAAATTATCAGAAGAATATGGCTCAGAAGCAGGAGTCGGTGGTAATGTAACTTGGAAAACTGGATCGATATCGATTACAAGCACAGTCCAGTCATATGATTTAGACACATTATATTCAGCAGTATCAGAGTCTGGAAACGCAATTGAAATAAAAAGAATATTCAATGAAGGCTCTCCTGCTCTTTCTCGATTCTTTGATCCATACGCTGTTGCAGGTGGGGGATATAGTAATCTTATCAGCGAATTTGGCTTCGGTGGTTATTCACCCGCATCTCAGTTTGTATTAATGCCAATGTATGAAGATTTATTACGCGTACAGGCAATTGAATTTAATGATCAAATTAGAAAATCGGCTCATAGTTTTGAATTAATTAATAATCAACTTAGAATATTCCCAATTCCGACTAGTGATTTTACTTTATTCTTTCAATATATTGTAAAAAGCGAACGCTCCAATCAAATCATATCACAGAGCAGAGCAAACGTTGCAAGTGATTATTCAAATATGCCATACCAAGCTATGACATATACATCTATCAATGAAGTGGGCAAGCAGTGGATTAGGAAGTATACCCTCGCTCTTGCAAAAGAAACACTTGGGGCTATTAGAGCTAAGTTTCAAACTATACCTATTCCAGGAAATGAAATATCACTTGATGGGTCTGATCTTAGAGCAGAAGCACAAGCTGAAATGCAATATCTAATAGAGCAATTAAGAGAAACATTGGAAGAAATTAGTAACAAAAATCAAATGCAATATGCAGCCGAAAAAGCCGATCAGCACCAACAAGTGTTGACCAAAATTCCATTGCAGATCTATGTAGGATAATTTAATGGGTAGATTTGCAACACAACGTGGATTTGATTTCATAAATGGTATCAATGAAGAGCTAATAAATAACGTAGTGGAAACTTCTGTTATTTTATACCGGATTACTCCTGAAAATACGGTAATAAACTTATATGGTGAAGCCATATCAAAGGATTATATGGTCGGTACTCAAGTGCACGCATTAATAGCATCAGATGATCAAGCAACTGAATCATCCGAATGGGGAACCGATGTTGGTAGAAATGTAGTATTCAATTTTCATAGATTGACACTTCAAGATGTAAGTTTATATCCAGAATATGGAGATATAATTGCATGGGATGATGCATATTTTGAAGTACATGGAATAATTGATAATTCCAGATTCGGCGGCAAGATAAATTTTGATGTAGCAATTATATGTGAAACCCATATGACACGTAGAAGTAATCTCAATATAGACCAACGAGTAATGTAATGCCAACCACGCCTCAACCATTTCCAAACGATTATAACACTGCGAAGCAGGTTAGACGGGATGCTGATTTTATTAAGAATTTTGTAATTAAGTTACACGATGTTGATTTTGCAATCATTGAATACATGAATGATGTTATTTCACCCGAAGTAGAGCAGATACCAGGACAAGGAAATAGAATCAAGGTTCCAATCATATACGGTTCAGCAGAACGCTGGGCAAGCGCTCGTAAGTTTGGATTTGTTAGAGATCAAAAAGGACAAATTCAACTTCCAATAATAATGATAAGGAGAAATTCGGTAGCAAAGACTGATTCAATGGTATCATTTAATAGGTTCCTTCAGCGGTCATATGCGCAAACATATTCGGCAAATAACAAATATGATAATTTTGCTATAATGAATGGAGTTAAACCAACGACTGAAGTATTTAATGTCGTTCATCCTGATCACGTCACTTTAACGTATGAATGCATGGTGTGGACATCATTTACAGAACATTTGAATGATGTAATTGAATTATTTACGTTCGCTGAAGATAATTATTGGGGACAAAAGAACAAATTTAAATTTAGAGCAAGCATAGATTCATTCGATATTTCAAATGAATTGACGGATGGTGGAGACCGTGTAATTCGCGGCTCGTTTAATATTAACGTTAATGCCTTTCTTCTTCCAGAAGAATTCGCTAACAAAGTTAATACAATTAAATCATATACTCCAAAGCGTATTTTGATGATGACTGAAATAGACACTTCATTCGCATCTCCTAATTTAAATAGATATAGAGAAAATGAACGACTACCATCGCTGGGTAGACAATCAACACCTAGAGTTTCCATGCTAACAGAATATCAAGCATTATTTGATTTTATCACATTAAACAATTATTTCGATGGTGTATTTGTTAGTTCGGTAGTCGGTGGCGACGCAATATATTCTATATCAAATACAGCTATAGTACCGACTCCAGGTGAATTAACTGATAGTATAAGTGAAGCAGATAAATACCAAGTATTTATTAATGGGGTGTTTACTCCAACCGCTAATTATTCAATAACAATGTCGGGAAATGATATAATAATGACAATAAGC